AATGATTATGACAATTTAACATTATTTGTACTCAGAAAAATTCTTATTCTTAAAAAATTCTAATTTTCTTTCAAACTTATTATCTAGTATTTCACCTTTATGAGATATGATAAACACGTTAGTATCGTTGTCAAGTGTGTCAAGAATCTTTAAGAGGTTCTCAACACCATCGGCATCAAGAGAAGAATCAAACGTCTCGTCAAGAACCAGCAGGTTAGTAGCAACAGAGTTTTTCATTTTAGCGACTTGTCTCCACGTGAACAAGAGGGCAAGGTCTATCCGCTGTTTCTCGCCCTCGCTAAACGAGGAATAACTAAACGCGTCTCTGTGCCTTGACCGTATCGTTTCGTTGAACCCCTCGTCTAAGTCAAAGTGTACATAGAAGTCGAGGACTTGCAGGTGTTGATTCGTAAGTTTGTTAATAACGGGCAGATATTGTTTGATGATTTTAGTTTTAATACCAGTATCTTTAAGAAGTTCTGTTATGACGTTGTTGTATTCTCGTTGCTCTGCGAGTTCAAGTTTGACATCGATGAGAGTTTCTCTTTGACTTTCTTCACTTGCGAGAGTATCTCGTGCTTCTTGCAGGCTATGTACACCTGTTTCGAGTTCGGATAACTCACCCTGTAAAGAAGTAATTCGTCCCCGGGTCCATGTGATTTTTTCTTTGAGGGTGTTGATATTATTCCGCTCTTCAATTTCCTCATCGATAGAGGACTGAATATCTTGTTTATCATTAGTCAACTTTCCTATTTGGTGTTCACACTGTTGTCTTGCTTCTTCGAGTTCGTCCCACTTGTTTTTGGCGTTCTGTACCTTATCCAATCGGAAGGAGGACTCGATGGCTTGCTGACAGGTGGGGCAGTCTTCGTTGTCTTCATAGAATTTAATCTCTTTGTTCGACGCTTTCTGTTTAGCATTAAACTGAAAGACATACTTACCCATCTCATTGATCTTAGTGTCCAATGCAGACTGACGGGTTTGAAGGTCAGATAGAACACTATCTTCCCAACTTGTTACTTGGGTGTTAAGGCGGGCCAACTCTGTTTCTTCTTCTCTAATCAAGTTTAACTTTTCTTGCCTAGCAGTTTCAGAGATTTTTTGTAGTTCACATAAATGTTTTTTATGTGAATCTATTTTTGTTTTGTTTAATTCTAATTCATATTCATTTTCCCGAATCGTGTCTTTTAGCACGGCAATCTTTTCTTTCAATACAGTATTCATTTTAGAAAATACATTGATGTCTAGTAGATCTTCGATTACATCACGACGATGTTGTGCTGGGAGTTGCATAAAAGGAATGAAACTACTACTGCCCAGCACAACAATTTGGTGAAATGATTTGTGATTAAGTTTCAGAATATTCTGTTCTAAAATTTTCTGATATTCTTTGGCGTGACTATCTTGATTTAATAATTCGCCATCTTTCCATATTTCAAATACATTTGGTTTAAGTCCGCGAACTATTTTAAATTTTTGATTGTACGTATCAAATTCTATTTCTACCAAACAATCTTTGTTATTAATCGTATTAATAAGTTGTGGTTTATTTACATTACGATGCGCTTTACCAAACAAAGCAAACGACAAAGCGTCAAGCATTGTCGACTTTCCCGAACCATTAGCGCCTACCACTAAAGTCGTTTGCGTTTTATCAAAATCTAGAATAGTAAATTTATTACCTGAAGAAAGAAAATTTTTATATTTTAGAGTCTTAAATTTTATCATACAATCTCTAGGGTTTGCGCTTCGACCATTAATCCAGAAATTTTATTTTTAATAATTTCTTTGTCTAGATCGGTATCTATAGCATCAATATAAGTATATAATAATTTATCTGTAGTGTCAATAGATATATTTTTGTCTTCAACTTGAGATCCGGCAAAGTCCTGAAAATTTTCTGCTATCTGTAGTCCGAACAATTTTTTGGAAGCAACTCTATCGACAAATTTTTCAAATTCGGCGGGTTTAGATTTGTTTATAACTATTATTTTTACAAATTTTTGATCTAAATCCCTAACATCTGTTAATGCTTTATTTACTGCCCAAGAAGTTTTCCCAGTATCGTCCCAGTATATTTTTTTAAAAAGAACTAAAGGGTTTTCTACAGACTCTAGTTCTCTAGTTTCTGTATCTAAAACATGAAAATATTTTCTATCTTCGCAATCATTCCAAAAAAACTGCATTTGAGCGCCAAGATAATGTATGTTTTCGCTGTTAGATTTTGTATGAAAATGCCCCGTCAAAACTGCTTCGAACCTAGCAAACGGAGAAGAGTCCATACCAGAAGTACATTTTACTCCTTTTTGCATTTCATATCCAAAGAGTTCTAAATGTGCTGCTACAACCTGAGCATCACAGTTAGCAAGAAAATCTAAAGTCTTTTTTTCATTCTCTACATTAATCCATGGAACTAAAGCCACCTTTAAACTATCGTATTGAATTACAGTAGGCGATTCGATAATCCTAACCTCGCCCATATAGTGCCCTAGTAATTCTTTTAAAGAATTTAATTGATTTGTGTTTTTATAATAAACATCATGATTCCCTGGAATGATATCCATATGAATAGATTGATCGCGCAAAACATCAAGAAAAATTCTTCGGTTGTGACGCAACGCCTTGAAATTAATTGAAGTGCGATTTTCGTAATAGTCGCCGAGATGAAGTATTTTTTTAATGTTATGTTTTTTTAAATACGGGAAAAAAATGTCTCGATAAAATTTTTCTTGATAATCCATAAAAATATCAGAGGAATTTCTTATACCGCAGTGAGTATCATTAAGTATTGCTATTTTCATTTGTATTTTTTACTGTATAAAAAAATCGGATAAGTCGGAATCTTTTTTTCTAGGTTTCTTTTTTATCGTTTTTTTATAATCAGCAACTTGGTCATCCTTAAATTTAATAATATCGATTTTTTGACGTAGTTCTTCTATAAATGCAACAGAGGTATCGCTTCCATTATTGAACTCTTCGTCAATAAGCATATCAATATCAACTTCTGACAAGTATTTTAATTTAATGTCTTGTTGCTTCTTCTCCTTCTGGATACGCCGTAGGAACGCATACCAAGAGATCTGAGTGAAGTAAGCGAATGCATTGGGTTTCCCTGTACGGGTGGCCACCTCGAGGTTGTAGTTCTCAATTGCTTTCAGGCAGTTCTCGACTGCGTCCATTACCATTTCTTCACGATAAGTGTAGCGAACGAAGTTTGCTTTATGAGAAAGTCCTTCCGCGATCTTGAGAAAACATGATGCAATATAATCAGTAACCATCGGTCTGTCATCGCCATTAGTTTTTGCTAAGGTTGCTTTTTCTACATATTCAACAACAGCCTGAGAAAATGCAGCGTTATTAACATAATGTGGTTTTGTATTGGGTTTTGGTTTCGTTTCCATAATTTACCTTTACATTCAATAAAAAGTTTGCTATAATAAAAGAACGTTGTGTAGGAGTCAGAGTATATTAGATTTGCACAGCGTTCATTTTATATTCGAAAGATTCGTTCTCATAAATTTTAATTCGCTCGGCACTGTGTCGGAGAGTAAAGTTTGGTTTTCCGTTGTGCCGTAAATCATCTGCGATATCATACAGTCTTGTAGTTCTACCATCATCAGACATTCGTAGTCCTCTTCCGATTGATTGAAGAACGCGGATTTGTGATTTGGAAGGACTAGCAAATATGATGTTATGTATATTACGAATATTAATACCAGTACTAAAAGTGCCCAAGGACGCAAGAACAATCGCGTTAGTTTGTTTTTCAACAATTTTTCTAACCGACTCTCGGTCTCCTGTTTTGACTTCGCCTGACACATAAAACAATCTTTGTTCATCATTTAATTTATTCTCTATTAATTCTCTTAAAACTTTTCCATGTTTCTCAACTAAGTTAAAAAGAACTAGCGTATTGCCATCTAGACTGCAACACAAATTCCGAATGAATCGATTCCTAGACTCGCACGAAACAATAAAATCAATTTCTTCATGGTACTTCGCTTCTTTTAATTTCTCTCTAATTTCTTTAGCATACTGAAGTTGTATTATATTTATAGATAACTTTGCAAGAGTATTTTCTTTCTGTAATGCAACAGTCGTTGTAACTTTTTCTACAGGACCAAACAATCCTTCGAGCAAAAGTTTGTTAACATCGGTACCGTCCAACGTACCTGTTGTCCCAAACCTGAACTCAGCGCGTATTGATTTATTCATTATACTTGATAGCGACTTTGCTTTAAATCCGTGACACTCGTCTCCGAATATACAACCAAAATCTAAAAACCATTTTTGTCCTAACCTGTGTATCGATTGCCAAGTAGTTATTATAACTCTCTTGTCAGTTTCTTTATCTTTGCCTGAATAAATGAGGTGGCAGTTCTCTTCAGCGTCATATCCATATTCTTTAAAATCATTATACATCTGCTCCACGAGACCAGTGGTAGGAACTACGATTAATACTTTATTGTCTCGATTTTGTAAATACCAGCGCATCAATAAATATATTATAAACGATTTGCCCGATCCTGTAGGCGAAACTAACACAGATCTTTTATTTTGTATAGCGTGCGTTACAGCATCATACTGATAGTCTCTAGGTAAAAACGGCAACCCGAGTTTTGACATCCATGTAAGAAAGTTTAGGTGATTTAATTCTACTCGATTACCAATTAAACCGTATACCGTTTCCTTTAGTGAAATACCATATCCGCGTTCCGCAGCAAATTTCTTAATTTTCCAATATAGACCAGCGTTTATTTCTCCATTAGTTTTATTAAACATTCTAATCTTGCCATCCCAAACCTTGCGTCTGTATGCAGGCATAAATTTATAACCAGGAACGTAGAAACAAAAATAATCTGACAACTCACCAGCAACGCTACCAGAACAATTGACTTCTAGCATCGCATAGTTTTTTAATCTCAGTTGTATGATTTCTCTCATCAAAAACCTGCTTCAAACTTCTTATATTCTATTATGTTTTTAATTGTTTGGTGGCGCCATTTTAAATTTTCAATAATCTCTTTCAAAGTATAAACCACTGATTTTGCATATTCGATCTTTGCTTCGCTGTCTTGCATCTCAGGATCTGCTTCTACGTAATGTTCCATCTCACCTTTTAATATTTTTAAACCATTAAAAGGATCGGGATTCCACCCTAAATCTTCAACCTCTTCTCGTGAGAGTTTACCATTATACCACAACCATTTTTGTTTCATCAAATTCTTTTGTTGAAACTCCAATTTTTTTAATCGCAGTTTAGCATTGGATAACATCGACAAATATTTTGCGTGCAGTTCGGGTGTTACACGAGACGATTCGTCGATAGACGTAGGGTCAATACGGCAGTCAGACTGCCACTCTTTGAGGATACTTTCTAAATTCATAATATAATTATACTATATTACTAACCAATTGTAAAATAGTCAAACCTAAAAGTTACTGGAAAAGTGATATAATCGCCAGCGGAAGTTGCGTTAAATTCAACGTTGCCTAAAGAAATAGGGAACGCATTAAGATATTTGATTGATTTATTGATATTATTTTGACTAGTCAAAACGTCAACTACGATATCGTTGTATGATGTTATAGGAGAGTTGTCGGTAACAGGTCGTCCTATTGTGGTGTTTTTATTATACCTTTTAGAACCCATATTATGTTCTTCTTCTACCATCCTTTCTAACCAGTTATAAATCTCAATGTAATTTTGCATATCTTCGTTCATTAAAAAATCTATGGTTAATGCACCATAATCTAATTTGTCCGGAAGCATTGGAATGTTAAGTCTTTTATAAGGTGCCTCCGCTACCTGAGCGTCGACATTAGGATGTGAAATAGATTGCGCAAAATACTGCGCCGCCGCATAGTTTTCACGAGAGATAGTTACTTTAAAACCATTCGGTTGTAAATAATTTATGTTGTCTATTTGTTCTGCCATACTCTTATTTATAAAGAAAAAAAAGGGCACCCGAAGGTGCCCTAAAACATATTATTGTTTTTATTCTATATCTTATAAACCGTCGTCGAGAATTCCGTCAACAGCGAAGATACGGTAGTACTGGTTAGTACGATTTGCAGCCAAACCATTAGCAGCTTGAACACCTACGAAAGGATTGCTCGCCATGCCGTAACGAGTCTTGAACCCGATACGTGGTTGGAAGTCATTCTCGCCAACCGCACGTACCATCTGGAGAGGCACGTATGGGCAGTAGAACACACCAGCGTCATAAGGATTCGTACCCTTATAACCTACAGTTACGTAATCACGAACCGCATATGGGTCGATGTATACGCGAGTACGACCGTTTTT